AGACTCTACGTCTAGTACTTCTACGACTCTTGCAGCTACGGCTAATGCAGTTAAAACTACTTATGATCTTGCTAACGGAGCGGTCGCTAAATCTATAGTCGATGCTAAAGGTGATCTAATCGCGGCTACCGCTGCAGATACACCGGCTCGCCTTGCAGTCGGTACAAACGGCCAAGTATTAACGGCAGACTCAACCGAGGCTACTGGTCTCAAGTGGGCTGCACCCGCCGGCGGTACTCCTACTTTTGTCGGATGTTTTATTTATGGCACATCAAACCAAACGATTAGTAATGCAACCGTAACTACGGTTCCCTTTGCCGCTGAAAATTTCGACTCAGACGGGTTTCACGATAACGCTACAAATAACTCAAGAATAACTATACCAACCGGTAAAGGTGGAAAGTATCTAGTAGTAGGACAAAGCTCTTTTGCACCTAATCTAACCGGTTTCCGTCAATTAAGAATACTTAAAAATGGCACCGCAGTACAGATTAGTCAAATGAACAATAACGCGAGCAATACAGTCGATCTCCAAAATAATGTAAGTTATATTTTAAGCTTGGCTGCAGGCGATTATATCGAAATGGCTGTCTATCAAAATACAGGCGGAAATTTAACTCTATCAAACTCAAACGACAATGAGACTTTTTTATCAGTAACTTATCAGGGGGCCTAACGTGATTAAATTTAACCGACCAAACTCACTCGATGGAGATTTACTAATACAAGAACTTAACGCGGCAGGCGTAAACGTTAAGACTGATCGCTCAGGGGTTACGGCTCCGTACGTAGACGGCGTAGGTGATTTTTATTTAGATATTGCCGATAAAGATAAAACAAAAGCTGCCGAAATTGTAGCTAACCATCAGGCTTTATAAACGTTTTTATGTTAAAAAGCTATAACGGCTACCCGGCCTCTAAAGATCCGGACGAAATAAAAATAAAGTCCTACCCGGTAAAGGGTACGGATCGTAAGCTTAAGTGCGCCGAGAGTGTGGGTCCACTCTTGGCCGCTTTTGCCGCTGAGTTTCATACACTGATCGAGCCGATCGACGAGGGTACATATGATGACTGGGGCTACGCTTTTAGGATGGTGCGCGGATCTACTGACCGTTTGAGCTGCCATAGCTCGGGTACCGCTATCGACCTTAACGCTACTAAACACCCTCTTGGCAAGGTGGGCACGTTTCCAAGCGAAAAAGTGCCGATGATTCGGGCGCTATCTAAAAAGTATGGTCTCAAATGGGGCGGCGATTTTAAGGGCCGAGCCGATGAAATGCACTGGGAGATAGAAATATCACCGGCCAAGGCTAAAGCCTTAATCGAGAGTTTAGGTTTATAGTTAGACAAATCATAAGGGCGCGAAAGGTAGACTAATGAAAGAGCAAGCGCTAGCTATTGCTAAATCGTACCTACGTCACGCTGCCGCGTGCGCCGGTGCGCTTTATATTTCAGGCGTTACAGATCCAAAAGTATTAGCTAATGCGTTTATCGCAGGGCTAATCGGACCATTACTAAAAGCACTGCAACCGTCGGAGAAGCAGTTTGGGGTTAGTAAGTAATGGAAAAGGCTCAGCTCATAGTAGGTATAGCTTTGGGGAGCTTTACTATTTTGGGGCTAGGGGCTGGGCTTATCCGACACTTTGTTAAGTTTTATCTATCAGAGCTCAAGCCGGATGGTAACGGCGGTCATAACCTACGCGGCCGTATCGACCATATCGAGGCTAGGCAAGAGCGTATGGATGCCAAAATCGACAAGATTTACGAGATTTTATTAGAGACACGCCTAGCGCGATAGTTGCCTAATGTCGGATGGTGGGCTCATACTGATACCACACACGCCGAGAGGGCTACTCGGGTAGAAGCCTCATCGGCCTTAACAAAGGGCGATATATGAACAGTGCAGACTTTTTAATAATCTTTACAGTAACGGGAATTATGGCGGCGTTTATTAAAGCTGCTTATACCCTTGGATACCGACAAGGCCACGGCGAGGGCTACTTACGAGGCCGCTCGATAGCTCAGGCACTCAAAGATAAGAACCTAATCTAATGGGGTTTTTAGATAATTACGAGGACGTTAATAGCCGGATCAAACGCTTTAGGACTGAGTACCCTAGCGGCCGCTTAGTAGCTTTTATCGAGGACATAAACCTAGATAAGGGCACGATACTAGTAAGAGCTGAGGCTTATCGTGAGTACGAGGACTCAGTACCTAGCGCAGTAGATTACGCGTTTGGCAACGTAGCGACATATCCTCAAAATATGAAAAAGTGGTTCATAGAGGATACGTTTACAAGCGCTTACGGTAGAGTTATCGGCTTGCTTACGCCTAGCGATTTTGGCCGTCCTACTCAACAAGATATGCAAAAGGTAGAGACCGCGCTCGCTGATCCGGACCCGTGGGCTACTCACGCAGCTAATGAGGGTATCCCTACTATGGCTACGGCTATTGCTGAGATCCAACAAGGGCTAGGCGGTGAGTTACCGGCTGAGCCTCCTCGATGTATCCACGGTACGAGAGTATGGGCTGAGGGCAAGAGCTCTAAGACCGGTAAAGACTGGGCCGCTTGGCGATGCACTCAAAATAACAAAGCTACGCAGTGCGACCCTTTATGGCAAGTGCTAGGCAGCGACGGTAAATGGAAAAATCAACAATGACCGAGCAGGGCCTTTTTGATTACATAAAGGCCACATACCTCGAGGATCTCGTTAAGTCCGAGCACGAGTACGAGTACATAGATGCAACAAGTAACGGCTATAGGCTGACGATAGAGCTTAAATGCCGGCATACTCACTATGACGAGCTCATACTTGAGAAAGATAAATACGAGTCTTTGATAAATCGAGCTAACGATCTTGGCTTTACGCCGTTTTACATTAACTCAACGCCTAAAGGCATATACGCGTTTAACCTACGCAAAATTACGGTTACTTTCACTACTAAGCGCTTACCATCGAGCACCGTAGATAACGGGCCAGTGATCGACAAAAAGGTAGCGCTCTTACACATAGATAAGGCGGTTAGATTATAATGGGAGATATGACGTTTATGAAGGCTGGGGTAGCTACGACTATCCACGATAACGGCGATATTACTAGCACCGTGGCCGAGCGCTGCGATGGATGCCACGAGCTACGCAGGCAAGATAACGGGCTAACGATCCGAGATGCCGGCGGCGAAGTAGTCCTATGGTTATGCGAGGAGTGCCGAGGATGACTACATATAAATACGAGTGCAGACTTTGTAAAAAGGTTACAGAGCAGATCGAGCGCATAATTACCGATAACCTACCGCCATACGTTAAAACGCTTGAGTGTACTCAGTGTGGGGTTATGGGAGTTTGCCTAGTAGACGAGCCTAGCGATGCCTAGAGATGCTATAGCCAAGTGCAAGGTATGGGAGTTTGATCCGGCTAAAGTATGTAAGCGTAATTCAGTCGATAATAGCTACATAGATGAGCCTTACTATAAAGATGGCGAAATAGCCGGTATGAGGCGTTTACTCATCCCTTTATGCAAAAGTCATTACGACTGGATCAACCGAGACGAGGAGCTATATAACCTCGATTATGAGGACTGGTTAAAACTCGATGCCGACCTATGAGTATGAATGTATTAGCTGCAATATCCGGTATGAGTCAGTCCAACCAATAGGCGAAAACGTAGCGCCGCTATGTTGCAACCTCACTATGAGGCAAGTGTATAGCGTGCCGGGTGTGAGCTTTAAGGGTACTGGATGGGGTAGAGATGCCTAATAGTTATCCACAGGAGTTATCCACAGGTAGGGTAAAGGTGTGGAGGACACGCTCTAAGTACGCTCGAGTTATCCACATATTTGTAATGTATTTGACTTATCCGCTACGCTCCACACTCGCAGACGAGCCGCTGAGGCGGATAGCTCGGGCGCGACGTTTGGTGCTATTGGCCGGTCTATTGCTATTTGTCAATAGCCCTCAAGCTATAGCGGTAAGTACTGCAAGAGATGTTAATAACTACAAGCTATATGCTCATATAAAGCTACATAACGCTAAAGAGTACAGATGCTTAGAGCTGCTCTGGGATAAAGAAAGTAGATGGGATCCTCGAGCAGATAACCCTAAAAGCACTGCATACGGGATACCTCAGCTGCTTAAGCTTAAGGCTAAGGATCCATACATACAGATAGACTTAGGACTTAAGTACATAGCTCATCGTTACCTCACACCTTGTAAGGCTTGGTCATTCCATAAGCAGACTGGTCATTACTAATGGTTAGAGGTAGACAGGATCCAAGGGTAAGTAAAGACTACAAAAAAGTACGGCTAGTGGTCCTAGCTCGAGATGGTTACGTGTGCTACTACTGCGGACAGGATGCTAATACCGTGGATCACATAGTCAGTATCAAAAACGGGGGCGATCCGGTCAATCCTGAGAACCTAATAGCCTGCTGCAAACGATGCAATAGCGCTAAAGGATCACGCTCACAGGGCGTTTTCTTAGCACGCGTTTCTACCCCCCCTGCCTTTCCGTCCTATACCTCCCCGATCACGACCAGTACGGTCCCTAACGGTCCCTGCGTGGGCCAGACTGAGCAGGATTAAAAAGAATATGACCGAGACGATAACTCCCCGGTATGGGGCTACTGAGCCTCGCCTACATAGTCCCTACCTCGAGGGCCCTAATCGCGGCGATGAGATCGCTCAGCTCGCAGACTCTATCGGCCTACCGCTTTTACCTTGGCAGCGCTTTTGTATTTCAGATATGACGGCCGTAGATGAAAATAATATGTTTAGGCGGCGTAGCAATTTACTTTTGACCTCGAGGCAACAAGGTAAAACGCACCTAGCTCGTATGATGATGCTCGGGCATATGTTTTTATTCGATAGCCCTAATGTACTTATTATGAGCTCGAACCGATCTATGGCCCTAGATACCTTTAGGCAAGTGGCCTACGCGATCGAGGGCTCAGCTGATCTCAGCCGGCAAGTTAAGCAGATCCGGTACGCCAATGGTACCGAGTCGATCGAGCTTAAAAACGGGCACCGGCTCGACGTAGTAGCGGCAACTCGTGACGGATCTCGTGGACGTAGCGCCTCGTTTTTGTACATAGATGAGCTGCGTGAAATCTCGGAGGAGGGATACCGGGCAGCTACGCCGACCACGCGTGCAAAAGTCAATAGCCAAGCCCTATACACGTCGAACGCAGGAGATGCTTTTAGTACGGTGCTTAATGACCTACGCGAGAGAGCTCTCTCAAACCCTCCGGAGACTTTCGGCTTTTATGAATACTCAGCTCCGGCTTTTGCCAAAATTACTGACCGTAGCGCGTGGGCTTATGCTAACCCGGCACTCGGCTACCTATTCGATGAGTCAGTATTAGCCGAGGCGGTGAGTACTCAGCCAATCGAAACTACAAAAACTGAGATGCTCTGCCAATGGATCAGCTCGACCGCCTCACCTTGGCCGCACCTATCGGTAGAGGAGTCAGGCGATAAAGACCTCAAGCTTGTACCCGGACCGCTTACTATTTTTGCTTTTGACGTGGCACCGAGCCGACGAGATGGATCGCTAGTTATGGGCCAAGTTCTCGAGGATGGTCGTATAGGGGTAGCGGTGCTCGAGATATTTCACTCCGACGTATCTATAGATGAGCTCTTTGTAGCTAACGCTATTGCCAAGTGGGCCAAGATTTATTACCCGAGACAAGTAGCCTACGATAAATATACGACGGCCTCCATCGCTAAACGCCTCGAGGTAAACGGTATACAGATCCTCGACATATCCGGTACCAAGGGTTATCAAGCCTCCGGGGATCTCTACGAGGCTCTCTCTAATAAGCGCCTCGTGCACTCCGGGCAAGATGAGCTAGTTACCTCTATGGCTAACTGCGCCGCTAAGGAGTCCGATGCTAGCTGGCGTATCGTGCGCCGTAAATCGGCCGGTCCGGTGGATATTGCTATCGGTTTAAGTATGGTCGTACACGTACTTACGCAGCCGCTAGGTGAGGCTAAAGTTTACAGTTAGACACGCGAGGTAAAGCCGTACTAATGCTTGACAATATGGGAAAATGGAGACTATGGGACTACTACAAACTTTAGGCTTTAAGTCAGCTGAAAAGCAGACCGTAGAGGCTCAGTATGCCCCGGCCGTTATGGATACTACATACGGCTACGGATCTTTTAATACTAACTCCTCTTTTGGATATAACGGCGTAGGTATAGATCGTAATTTTGCTCTACAAGTATCTAGCGTAGCTCGCTGCCGTAATTTAGTTGCCGGTGTTATCTCGTCAATCGACTTAGGACTATATAAAAAATCTACCGGTGAAAAATTAGGATCCCCGGTTTGGCTTGAGCAGCCGGATCAGCGCCAACCTCGCAGCGTTACTATTGCAGCTACCGTAGATAGTTTGATGTTTTATGCGTGTGCTTACTGGCGTGTAACCTCTTTGTATGCTGATGATGGTAGACCGTCCGGCTTTGAGTGGGTCGCTAATAACCGCGTTACATATACTACTAATCAGTTTGGTACAGAGGTTAAAGATTATTTCGTAGATGGTCAGCTTGTACCTATGGCCGGTATCGGATCACTTGTAACCTTTCAGTCTTTGTTACCAGGAGTATTACAGTCTGCGAGTACTACGATTAAAGCTGCGTGGGATGTACAAAAAGCAGCGGCGGTAAGTGCAGCT